TGTTTGTAGTACCTTCGTTTTCAATAAGGCTTGAATTTGTGAAATTTTTTAAAGTAATATTGCTTAAATCAAGAGTTTCTCCTGAAGCTACACTCGTACCTGCAAATCCGTTGCCGTCAAGGGTGAATGAATTGCCTTCAATTCCGTTATTAGTACCGATAAATTCTTCTAAAGTTTTTGTAAGGGATGTATCTTCAGCCAAATTGATTACGTCAGCATACGTAGGTGCTTGAAATGACATTGCGTACAACATAATCACTAATGAAACACATAGCCTCTTATACATGCTTCTCTTATACTCCTAATTTGTAAGTGTTTGTCGACTATAGCATAAAACTCGCTAATTGTCCAAGATGTAAAACGAAAATTTTTGTCAGATTTATCAATTCAAAAATATCAAAGTAGAGTGTACATACTTGCGCACCTTTTATTTTTACTGACTTCATATATAATGAAAAATGCAAATTGATAAAGTGAGCAATAACAATCAATGTTTTGATGTAAAGTATCAATAAAAAGATAGACGGGGAATATAAAGAGAAGGATAGATTTATAAATATGTAAAGGTAAGCTATTGGGGAAAGTGTTAGTATTATTGGGGTTTGTTGCCGCTTCCATGTCTAAAAAAATATATAAAAAAGAAAGTGTAAAAGTAATACTAAATTTACACCTTCTTTTTAGTTCTTTATAACCTCACAGGGCAAACTGAAGTTAAAGTATTTAATTTAAAATAGCCTCAAAGTGCCAACAAGTCTAAACATTTGCCAGTTCCCTCAAAATGATTTTCAGACAGAGTAATGTATCAATTTTGCCCTATTTAATTACCTTAAAAGTCCGTTTTAAATCCGTTAAAATTGGCTTCAATTTAAAGTATATTTAGGTTTGAGGGGGTGATACCACATGGACATAGAAGATTACTCCTTTTGAAAAAAAATTAAAAAGTCGGAAGTGTTTAGGATACAGTACAATCAGTTCTTTCCCAGTTATAACTTGGAATTTGCTTCCCTCTAGTATAAAGTAATTAATTGTACTTTTTCCATTCTTGCTGTTACTTACATCGGATTAGTCGCAAAGCCTTAAGTAGGAAGTATTTGTGATAATTTTTCCCTCAAAATGTAAATTTTTGAATTCTTTTAATCAGTTTTTAACTAGATTACCTTAAAAATAAAAAATGAAGTAATTTATTTCGGTTAATAATTTTTAAAAATCAGATACAAAACAACACACTTCCTCCTAAAAGACTTCCAATTTGACAAATTTCAATCTAACATACAATGACTTCAAATTGGGAGATAATAATGACAGACAATAATGATAACATATTAAATAATATAGATAGAGGTCAAACTTGGATAGATGTAGAAACTGTTGCAAAATTAAAGGGGATAACTAAAAGAGGAGTTCGCCTTTCTCTAAACCAAAATAAATATGAATATAAAGTGGAAGATACCAGAGGTGGAAAAACATATAAAATTAAATTATCCACCTTGGAAGAAGAATACCAAATAAAATATATTCAAGAATATTATGATGATTTCAAGCATATAGATAATGAAGTTATTGAACTAAATAATTTCGAAATAAAGCAAGAAAAACTAATATCTGAAAATCAAAGAAAAATGGCACTCGCTAAATATGATATTGTTAGATGCTGGATAGATTTTAGAAATAAAGAAAAACGAGAAAAGAAAAATAATAAATTTAAACCAGAGGAAAAACAAAGCATAGATGCTAAATTTATCCAATTATATAATACAGGGTTCTTACATGAAGAAATATTTAAAACTCTCGGCACAATATCTGTAGGCTCACTTTACAGATGGCGACGAACTTTAGGATACAACAATGATTGGACTGCATTAGTAGGACAATACAAATATTCGACAAGAAAAGAATATAATACAACATTGAATGATGAACAAATTAAAATATTTTTGAAAATTCTTTTATCTCCCAACAATTTTTCTATCGGAAAATCTATAAGTTTAACAAAACATATATTAATGGAAAGAAATTATAAAATACTTCCAAAAGATATAACTTTTAGAAGATATGCATATTGGTTTAGAGACTCAAATCTAGATAAATGGACTCTGGCAAGAGAAGGGCAAAAGGCACTAAAAGATAAAATAGAGCCATATATTGTAAGAAATGCATCATTGTTAAAGCCTGGACAAGTATTAATTGCTGATGGACATACCTTAAATTTCCAAGTTGTTAATCCGTTTACTGGAAAACCTTGTAGAGCAACTTTATTAGGCTTCTTAGATTGGAAATCAGGAGGCTTAGTTGGTTATGATATTATGCTTGAAGAATGTACTCAAAATATTGCCTCAGCATTACGAAATGCAATCTTAAACTTGGATCACATTCCAGAATTTGTTTATCAAGATAACGGCAGAGCTTTTAAGTCAAAATTTTTCAATGGAGATAAAAAGTTTGAAGAATTGGGTTTTACAGGAGTTTATGAAAAATTAGGAATAAAACCGGTTTATGCCACTCCATATAACGCTCGAGCAAAAGTTATCGAGCGTTTCTTTTTAGATTTTCAAGAAGGATTTGAAAAGTTAATGCCAAGTTATATTGGCACAAGTATTGAAAATAAACCTGCGTGGATGAAAAGAAATGAAAAATTGCATAAAACAATTCATGAGAAATATGAATTTACGCCAACTATGGAACAAGCTATTGCATTAATTGATAAATGGTTGGAATATAAACATTCTCAACCTTGCACAAACGCCAAAGGTAAAACAATAAAAGAGGTGTTAGATGAAGTTGAAAAACAAAATATTGATGAGCGACAACTTGATGATTTGATGATGGCACAGGAAGTTAAAACCATCAGCAGGAACGGAATTAGATTTTTAAAAGCAGATTATTTTGACGAAGAATTATATGGAATAAAAGAAAAAGCAATTATTAAATACAGTTTATTCGACCTAAGTTATATTAAGGTTTATACCTTAAAAGGAGAATTTATCTGTAGGGCAAATCGAGTGACACAAACTCATCCACTTGCAACTCAAATGGGTGATATTAAAGATATTGAGGATTATAAACACAAGATTGAAAAGCAAGCAAAATTAAGAAAGAAAACCATCAAAGCGGTAAAAGAACATTTTAACATTAATGATATTGACTTAATTGAAAAAGAATTATTAGAACTTGGAGCAATAAAAGAAGTTCCTAATAAAAAAAATAAAAAAGCAGAAGAAGTAATTATTACTCCTGAAACTAAAAAAGAACAGAAATTTTTACCAAAAATTAAAACAAATATAACAGCAAGACCAATATTTAAAAATAACTATGAAAGATACGAATGGCATATGCAAAATGGTTGTATTTCAACGGAAGATAGAAAATGGCTTGCTGATTATATTAAATCTGATGAATTTAAAGATATTTATAGTTAAGAAAGGAGAAAAATGAAAAAGACATTTGTAAAAACAAGTAATGTTAAAAAATTCATCACAATGATGAATCATTTGCAGAAAAGAGCTGAAGGGGTTCCGGGTATGGGCTTAGTATATGGAGAGCCGGGGCTTGGAAAAACTTATGCTATATCTTGGTGGTGTTTAGCAAATAATGCTGTGTACATCAGATGTGTAAATACAATGACAACAAAATGGTTGTTGGAAGAATTATCCGAGGAACTTGGTGAAATACCTTATGCCAGAACTCCAGATATTTTTAACCAAGTAATTTCACAGTTATTAAAACAACCAAGAACAATAATTGTTGATGAAATTGATTATTTAGCAATGGATTCAAGAGCTGTTGAAACATTAAGAGATATTCACGATAAAACGGATGTTCCTGTAATTTTAGTTGGAATGAGCAATTCCAATCACAGGCTTATGAGGTTTAAACATCTCTACGATAGAATTTCAGAAATTTTAAAATTTGAGGCATTCAACCAAAAAGAAATCTCAAAAATAATTGATGAATTATCTGAAGTAGAGATGATGGATTGTGCAAAGCGATTGATATATTCAAAAACAAATCGATTTAGACAAATCGTGAAGTTAATCAACAAAGCTGAACAAATTGCAAAAGCAAACGGAATAAATTCGATAGACGAAACAACATTAAAGGAGTTCATAAATGACGAAGTCGCAAATCAAGATGCAGAACTTAACTTTGAAAATTCAAAAGTTAGCTAGGGTGTTGAATAAATTTACTGTAAGTGATATTCAACAACTGATACCTGAAAACATAGAAACAATAGAGGAAATAATAAAAAAATTAGTTTCAGACAATATTGTTAAACAACTTTCTGAAACAGAATTTTTATATTCAAAAATAAAGACTGCAAAAATCAACGAAGTCCAAAATAAAGAAATAATAGAAACAACTGATTCAAATATAGCTCAGAGCAAAAATGAATGGCTTACTATGGAAGAAGTTGCAGAATTAACTGAAGAAAAAAGAGAAACCGTTAGAAGAAAATGCAAAAATGGCACATATATTTCTACTTATAAAAAAGTTGGCAGATTTAAAGAATATTTAATTAAAAGAAGTTCAATAAAAAAATATATTAAACCAAAGCATAGGTATCATAAAATAGAGTTTACTCATTCCCAATGTCCGAGAATAAACCAAGATAATATTAAATTCAAAGATTTAAATGAACAAAAAATATATAATAATGCTTATGATTTTCAGAAAAAACGGATTAAAAAATATATAACCTTATTTAAATTAGCAGGAAAACTAGCGGGGAAAGAACTACAGGAATATCTTCAAAAAGTATCGATGGAAAATCCTGAATTAAAAACTTCTTATCCTTCGTTTTTAAAAGCGAAATGGAGATATAACAAAGAAGGGATTAGTGCATTAATACCACAATATGGAAAATCCAACAGGGGAAAAAGTATTGTTTCGCAAGATATGTATGAAAATTTTAAAAAAATATATTTATCATCATCAGAATATTCATTAAAAACAGCAGTGGAAGAATTATCTAAATTTGGTTATCCTCCAGAAGTTTTACCATCTTTTAGATCTTTTGAAAGATTGTTAAAAAAAGAATATAGTAAAGAATATATCAAAGCTCAAAGGGAAACCAGTAATTATGTTTCTAATATAAGATTTGATGAAGAATACAAATTAACTCCTAAAACTCAAAAACCTTTATTTGATAATTATATAGATGCCGCAAACGCATATCTAGAGCAATATGCAATAAATAATACAGACACTCAGATTTGTCGAAGGGGTTATATTAAAAATCATTTAAACCCATATTTTAAAAATTTCAAATTTAGTGAAATAACAAATTCTACTATCGAAGATTTTGTAAAAATAAAAATGTCGGAAGGATATGCTTTAGCAAGTATAAATCGATTTATATCAGCCTTATCTTCAATAATGAACGAATATAATATACCAAAGTCGCACCTGATGACATCAAGTTCCAATTTGCCGATTATGGATAAACAATGCAAAGTTTTAGATGACGATGGAATTAAGCAAATAATTAAAAACAAAGACGAAAGACTTTGGATTCTATGCTTGGGAATAACTCCTGTAGAACTTTGGGCTTTAGAATATTCTGACATAGATTTCAAAAATGGAACTATCAAAATAGATAAATGCATTTTTAATAATAGAATTGAAAAATATAAGAAATTATACAAAATAAGAACTTTAAAAATCTCTAAAATAATATTTAAAACTCTTTCAAAAGCTAAAGCAGGTAAAATTTTCAACAAAGTAAATATTATAAATTATGATATATTACTAAACACTCATGTTAAATTATTACTAGATAAAAATGTGCAAATAAACATTATTTCAAAGAACTTAGGATTTCAAAGAATAACTGATTTTGAGAAAAGATTCCAAGGATTATTGCCACAAGATTTGGAGGATGATTTTGAAATTCTGTAAGATACTTTAAAAACTTGCTCTCGTACAAAAGCAAATTGCTAAGTTATTTGATAAAAATGTTTGCACTAATAGCATATTAATTTAATCTTCAACAATTTGAATATCATCCATTGAAATATTATATTTCTTGCCGTTTTCATCAACACAGGTGGCAAATGGAATTTGAGTATCAGCATAAACATTTGTCCAAGTGTAAAGTACAATTCCTAACTCTTGGGTTTCTAAATTTAAAACCTTTGTTCCAAAAAATGTTCTATCAAAATCTTTTAAATTTTCTAATGCCATAATATTCCTTTCTATGCCTCTTTCCAACTAATGTTATTTCTTTGGATATAAAGTTTCGCAGCATCAATCATTGTTTTATTGAAGAATTTATCTTGTTCTGCTCTTGCAATATATTTGCCTAATAATTGAAAAATATTTTTATTTAATTTTTCTACATCAAATTTTACGTTTTCATAACAAGTTACAATTCCAAATTGTTCTTCAAATGTTGCTGTCATAATGTCCGCCTTTCTTTTTGTTGTTTATTTACATTGACATTAATCACTTGTTTTAGATTGAATATCAAGACTATTGTGGCTATTTCGTATCATTCGGACACATTCTAAATTTCTATTTTAACGGCATTTATAAGTTCATAGTTATTAGTTCCACAAACATAGAATCGACTTGTTACTTGAGTTAAACCTGCTAGTTTTGCTCCTTGCTTTTCAAATTCTGCTAATATATCAATCAAACTTGAAAATCTAGATGATATAGTAATTTCTTTCAAACCGAACTCTTTGCAATTTTTGATTATACCTTCAACATCGTTTTCCCATATAACATCATTAAAATCTAAAATTTCATTTGTCGTTTCTTGAGTTTTTATGTATGCCCAGTAAAAAGTTCTGTTGATTCCTACGTCTTCTAATCTTACGTCTTTGTTTTTTACTTCTTCAATTTTGCTAATCTTTTTCATCTTGTATTCCTTTCGCTGTCTTGCTTTACACTGACATTAATCGAATAGGTGCAACGACTATTCAAGTCTATTGCACCTATTTCGTATCATTCAGACACATTAAAGTATTTCTGCTATATATTTTTTCAAACGTTCAATGTCTTTATCAAATTCACGTTTTGCGTTTGGAGCTTTTTCATCTCGATAAGGAACACAATAACAAAGCCCTTCTGGGGTTCGCATTTCGGAATGTGGAATGGAATATATCAATCGCCATTCTAAACCATCAAGAGCCGAAGCTCTTGCATAACATTGTCTTTTGTAGCCATCAGATTGCAATTCAAGTTTTATTTTTAAATTTTTGAATTCATAAATAACTCGTCTTGAAATAGATTGATGACTAGAAGAATAAGTAATATCTTCTATAATTTTTTCTTTAGATTTTGTCGCAACCATTAATTTGCTCCTTTGATAATTATCTGTCTATTATTTCAACCAACTCTTTTTCTTGCGAAGAGGTTTCTGTTTTTAATATTTTAATTTTATCTTTTTCCACATTTGCAATGATTTTTAATATTAAAAAATCTTCTCCTGTTTTTTCGTTTAAAGTTTTAGCATCTTGTATAGCCTCTTCTTTTTTAGGATAGATTTTTGTCGGTTTTTCTGCTCTTGGGTTATACACCATAAATTTTCCTACTCTAGTTCTCATATTGTCTCCTTTCAATGTTTTAAATTTTTCCATTTGTATTCATCACTTTAAAGATGAGCAAATTCAAGTTAGTAAAAATATTTTGTATCAATTCGACACATTGTTTTTCTTTGACCACACACATTGAACCCCTTCTTCCAAATATTCTGAAAACACCTTTTTAAATTCTTCTGCTAATTTGATATGAGCCAATATTGCGTCTTTAATTTGAGTAGAATTTGTGATATCAAAATTTAGTATTTTTCTGATTTTTGAAGATTTATTCCTTTCTTTATTAATCCATTCTAATTTTCCTAATTTCTGTTCAATTTCTTCTTGGTGTTCTAACAAATTCTGAAAAATTTTCTTATCCGAATTAATAACTAAATCCACACCAATATATTTTAATTGTGTACTTGCGGATAGCATCAAACTTACTCCCCTTTTACCCATTGCAATATATTGCCAATGTTGAGATTGAGGATTTATTTGAAGATTACTACCTAATTCATCACAAATTTCAAAATATTTATTCCAATAATTCAATTGAATCTGTTTAGCAGGAGTTTCAAGTTTATGATTCTTTTTAGGTTTTAAAATACATTTAAACTCTATTTTATTATCGTTTAATAATGCTTTAAAAATAAATATTTTCAGACCTCTTTTGGAATATCGATTTAATACATTAGCAACGCTCATATATTCTTCTTTTTCAAATGTTACATACCAAGCAATAAAAGGTGGTAGTGACAAATTCAAATCTTCAATTTCTTTTAGGGTTGAAACAATTGTTTCTATTTTTTGAGTTAAATCATAAATGGAAATAACAGTTTGCCCATTTATGTGAGTATATTCTGCTAATGTTGAAGTAACAATTGATGGAGTATTCTCACTCATAAATTCTTCAAAGTTTTTCTTACTTCTAAGTGCTTCTTCTGCTGTAATTGTAGTCATTTTGACCTCCTTATTTTTTATCACATTGACATTCATCGATTAAAACTAATAAAATTGGAAGTCATTATTGTTATTCTGTATCATCTAGACACAATGGAATAATTTGAGTGACTGTATATTCAGCAACCCCAATAGGTTTCGTCATGTCTTTTAAAGAATATTCAGCAATTAACTTGTTTTTAGATTTACATAGAATTATTCCAATTGAAGAATTATCTACATTAGACTTTAATTCATTATCTACTACATTAAGATAAAAATTCATTTTTCCTGCATATTCTGGTAAAAATTCACCAATTTTTAATTCAAAGACAACGTATGAATGTAATTTTGTGTTGTAAAATAATAAATCTAAATAATAATCTTGATCGGCAACTTTCAAATGATACTGCTCACCGATAAAGGCAAATCCTCGACCTAATTCAAGTAAAAACCTTTTTAGATTTTGAACCAGTCCTTGTTCTATGTCTTTTTCCTTTGCTTGTTCTGAAATAGTTAAGAAATCAAAGTTGTATGGATCTTTTATTAACTCATTTGCCAAATCAGATTGAGGTTGGGGGAGTGTAAGAGAGAAATTATTTACTTTATTGTCATGATTCTGTCTATCATAAAGTTTAGATTCTATCTGCAATGCTAATGTATTACGGGACCAACCATTTTCGATGATTTTATTTGCATACCACAATCGTTCTTCTTGGGTATCAACTTTATCCATTAAAAATATATTATGTCCCCAAGGAATTTGTGCAACAAGTTGTTGCACAATTGTAAAATCTAAATATGTTTCTGCAAATTTTCTCATATATTTCAAATTTCTTACAGATAGCCCCTTTAACTCAGGAAATGATTGTTGCAAATCTATGGATAATTTATCTACAACTTTAGTTCCCCAACCTAATTCTTGCTGCTTATCTAAAATTATTTTACCAATATTCCAGTATAAAATAATTAATTCAGCATTTACCGCTAATGCAGCTTTAATTTGAGCATTTTTTATTGTAATTTTTAAATTTTCTAAAGTTTCAATATACGATTTATCAATACTGCTCATGCAACACTCCTATTTATACAATTCTTAGCACAAATTATAGAGTTTAACAACTATTATTAAATTATCAATGTACAAAATTTATATATTACATTCGAAGTTTTTTAGTTTCCTCCAATAAGTAATTTGCAAAAGTTTCAATCGCTGAAACACCTTGATTAAAACAATAATCATCAAGTTCGTTTGGCGTATTTTTGATTTTGTCTTTCAATTTAAACAAACTATCAATTGCAGGCTGAGTGTATTTGGCAAGATTTTCGTATAATTTTGTAATTGAAGTTGGAACTTTCTTTTGAATCAGTTTCAATATAAATGGTTGAACAACCAACCAAATTGCACTAAAGTCTTTCCAATTTTTAATAACTGATAAAAAATTCATTTTTTATTTTCCTTTCTTTTGCTGAATCTGATACCATTGAATTTTATTCCTCAAATAATCACCAACTCTGTCTTTTGCAAGATTTGGCAAATATGGAAGATAAGTAAAATCAATCTTTGTTGCACTAGTTGTGTTTGGGTGAGTTTGCCCAAATTCATAATGAGTAAAAACGGTTTTATTTGTTACTGCAATTCCGTATGCCGTACACAATTTAGCAACTTTTGCACACATAGCTTCTACTTGTTTTTGTGTAAGTGGATATTTTGTGTTCTTGGCTTGCATATTAAATCCGTACATTCCGCAACAAGAAACTCCAATACAACCTGTATTTCCACCACCACAATGTTTTGCATATATTCCGTCAGCACAATTCAAGTTGTCTTCAGGTTTGTATTTGCCTTTGTATTCTTTCCCATTTTTATCAAAAAGGAAGTGGTAACAATCCAAATTTTGCTGACAAGGCATATTCGCTCCGCCAGTCCAATGCAGACAAATTTTAGTTAATGACGTCATTTTATTCTCCTTATTTATATCTGATACATATATGAACCACTTGCGATGGTGGTTGAACCGTTTTAGATTTTCCATAAATGGAATTATTCGCAGAAGCCTTACTTGTTGTTAATGCTTTTTGATGTCCATAGTCAGGACTTCCTCTGCCTTCTTCTGCAATACCATTTGCATCCCAATATAGTGCTGTTACGGTATGTGTGTGATCGGGAATACCTGCCTCGATTTTTGTTCCACATTCAGTTCCGGGTTGTAAAAATCTTTTTGAAATATTGTAATCAGGAATTCTGAATTCATCGTTGGATTCTGTTCCGTCATTAAATTTATTGCCAATAACAGCGTGCAATTGAGAATAATCTGCAATTTTTAATTTATATCCATCGCAAGGTAAACATTTTTCATCAACATAATTTATTGGATAAGTTATTAATGAACCTACAAACTCTGGTGTTAATGCGTTTTTATTGTAATTATTTTGATTTAAAGGATTTGTTTTTAATGATTTTATTTCCATTTCTTCCTACTTATACTTGATACATACATGGACAATTTGTGATGGTGGTTGAACTGTATTTGATTTTCCATAGATATTTGAATCTAATATCAAATCACCTGCTTTGTATTTCACCGAAGTCGCATCATTCATTAATCTCATCGGCTCATCACTACCATCGCTCAGAGCTGACATTGCTCCACCATAATCGTCTGTGCCATAGGAACTTAAATATTTGCTACCATAATAAGTATCCACTCGTGTTTTTGCATCAACTCTCAATGCCAGTTTTATACTTGGAATCCCTGCAACTTTGATAGAGCCATGATTTTGATTGCCAGGTTGTAAAAATCTTCCTGTTAAGTTGTAGTCAGGAATTCTAAATTCATCTATTGCTTCTTCCCCTGAATTAAATGTTGTTCCAAGAATTTCGTATAATTCAGAGAAATCGACTATTTTTAAAATATAGCCATCGCAAGCCAAGCAATCTTCAGGTGTGTATTGTTTAGGAAATGTATATAAAGCACCGATTTTATTTCTTGTAAAAATATTTTGATGGTAATAATTTTGATTTATTTTCTTTGTTTTTAAATTTAATATTTCCATAATTACTTGTACTTAATAACCAAATGTACCAACTGACTTGAGGGTTGAAAGATGCATTTAGATAGAAACCTCCGACTGTTCCACCTCTTCCATTTGCGTGGTAAAAGAAATTCCCGTTAATATTGTTTCCGTAAATAGCTCCTGAAGCATAGTTGTATCCGGGTTCTGCTCCGACATTATTCCAACCACCTGTAATATTCGGAAGTCCTGCCTCGATAGTTGCTCCGGCTCCACTTCCGGGTTGCAAAAATCTTTTTGAAACATTGTAATCAGGAACTCTGAATGTGCCGACTTCATCATTTGCTTGATTAAATTTTGTGCCAATAATTGAATATAGTTCTTGAAAATCCTCAATCAGCAAGGAATATCCATCGCAAGATAAACAGTCGTCAGGGGTAAAACCTATCGGATAAATAAAAAGTGTTCCGATTCTTTCTTTTGTTAATAGATTCTTGTGATAACCGTTTTGATTTAATTGTGGGGATTTTATTTTATTGATTTTCATTCAATTCCTTTAATTCTGTTCTTAATCTTTCAACTTCTAAATTGTAGTAATCTAGCCAAGTCTCACCAGTTGTTTCATCTTTAACCGATGGTTCACAAATTGCTCGGATTCTTTTAGAATCTAGTTCCAACAATTCCTGTGTAATTTCAGATTTTCTAATTTCGATTTCTTTTAATTTCAGGTATTGCACATATTCTTCTGTATTTGAAATATCTACAAATTTTTTATCAACAATTTTGTATTTTTCAGGATTGTTTAAAATATCCAATGCCATTTCTTCTGAAACTTTTTGAAAACCTGACTTAATTTCACCAACATAATCAATAATTGAACTTTCTTTTGTTTCAATATTGATTTGAGTTTCACCTCTAAAATCAGGTTCTATATCCCAAGATATTCCATTCCATATAGCAATTTCTTTGTCTTTAGTTTTTGGGGGTTCAACAAACGTTGCCATTGATGGTAATAAATATTCACTTTGCTTTTTTGTTTTATTTCTCGCCGCCTTCAAGAGTGAAAACTCCAATAGGCACAAGATTTGTTTCTTGCCAAATATTCAACAAGAAAATATAGCTTGCTAACGGTTCAAGAATTTTGAACCAAACATCATTAGCACTAAAATCTGTCGGTTCTAATATTTGAGTAAAAATTGTGTTAGATAATGCAACCAAAGAATAACCGTCTTCTTCATCATTATTCACAAACAAATTAAAATCTTTTGTTTCATCAGCAGTTTCAGGACACAAATTTATTACATCTAAAACCAAGTTGTTTTCTACATTATGAGTTGTGCTATTTGCTGTTGTATAAGTAAATGGTGCATTTGCCGTAATATAGATATGAGTTGTAATATTACCATTTAATTCGTAGGTTTCTTGCTCGCCAATACATATTTTTGTTAAATTCAAATACGTTACGAAACCAATAGAATTAGTAAATTCAGCATCCGAAAAACATTCAACTCCAACGGCTAAAGTTTCTTTGACATAAAATTCGCCAACAACTGTTTCTGAATAATGTCCATCATCTAATTCACTCAATGTTCCGATTTCACCAAATGCAATACTTTTATTTTCTATATCAACGGCAACAATAGTATTTGCAACTTGTGTTAATTCGCTATCAGAATAAACAACAGCATCTTTTTCAAAAACAAAATCAGGTGAAACATAAAATGCTCCGAGTGAGCTTGCTGTGTATTTTACAACTTTCACAACATCATAAGTCAATAAATCAGG